CGTCCTGACGCCATTCATCGTCGAAGTCATACTTGCTGACCCACAGGCCAACGAACGGGGCGGATTTGGCACCGAACAGCATGGCGTTAGTAAGGTTAGCAGCCACGAACTTGCGGTTATCGTGGTTAGCGATGAAGTCCAAATTGCGGAACATCAAGTTCAAGTTGAATGTCTGGAACAGGCCAAGCGGCGCAGTGACAGGATAGTTCGACAGGCCTATACGTTTGAACGGCGAGTAGCTACCCATGGACTCCTCTGCGAACTTGACTGCCCATTCGATACGCTGCTTGCCATCCAGTTTCAGGACGCTGCCTGCATACTCATCACCTGCAAACAAAGCCAAGATACGCGACCATTCTTCGGTCTTCATCGTCGGCCAAGACAAGATGTTCTCAGTCGTCTTCCATGCTTTGCCGAGCAGGGTTGTAGGCTGCTTCGGATTGTAGAACTCCTCCAACGCCTTGATGTCGCTGCCAACCACGCCGGCGATGCGAGCACGTTCAACCAGAGCTTTGTCTGCATCGGTCATACCGAACATACGCCGTATGGAACGTGTAGCAAAATGCATCGCATCCATGTAGCCGGCCCCGCGTATGCTTCCATCTGCCATCTTGAACCCGGTACGCGTCATGTACTCGCTTGCGCTTTCACGTGTGAGCGGACGGTACCAGTTCGTAGCCAGAGGAATACCTTGCAGGGTTGACAGCAAGTTGACCAACGCGCCCCGGAAGTTGCCCCAGGTGTAGTATGACTTACTTACCAGGCCGGTCAGTTCTGCCATGCGGGCGCGCAGAGGTTCACGCAGTTCATTGCCAACCATCTGGTACAGGTTCTCAGGGTCAAGGTCAGGTTTGGCTTTGCTCCATCCGCGCGACCAGTTCAGGAAGCCATCCAGCGCCTCGTCAAGTTTTCGCACGAACGGAATGTCAGGCAGGTTACCGACCAGCACTTGCTCCATTTCCTTCATCGTCTTCTCAGACACAACAGAGGAAGCCTGACGCATAAGCGGGTCGTAGGCAGCCTGGGCTACACGGATAGAGGCAGCGTCCACAGCCTTGACCTGGGCCTGCATTGTAGCACGCAAACGTTCAAACGGATTGTTGTACATGCTACCACCCTGATGGCCAAGGGATTTGCCGGACGTTTCAGCGCCGATGTATCGAGGTTCCATGCCTGATTTCATCATGCGTTGTTCGAACTGCTTGTTGCCTTTAGCAATTTCCCAGCTCCACTTATTGGCATTGCCTTGCTGTGCTTGCTGTGCCAGGAACTTCTGTGCGCTAACCTCATCCATGAACGTCACGTAGTCTTTGCCACCGGCCATGCCATTGCGTTCAAGCACACGGTAGAACTGTTCAGGGTTCTTTTCCATCATTGCGATATAGTGCGCTTTCATGCTGGACGGGCCAGTAACAGGGTCAAGTGCGCCGGCGTAGCCTTTGGCTCTATCGATAGCAACCTGAATGGTATCGAATTTGCTCTGTATGTCCTTGCCAAGTTCCGTTGAAATCTTGGCTGGGACAGGTGCACCGCTCTTTTGGTACAAGCTAGTAACGTCCGGCAACAGCCATTCACACTCATCAGCGTCCAGACCGAACCGTGCAAAGTTCTTAGCATTGGCCGTAGTATTCTTGACTTTGATAGTCAAGCTGCCATCAGCCAATTCCTTGTAGCCTGGTTCAACATCAAAGCCGCGTGTCAGAGCATCCTGCATCTTGCCGACTTCCAGAACAGCAGCCTGAACGGCCTCGTCCTTGTCATTGAAGATGAGCTTGGAAATCTCTTCCTGCTGGGCCAGCACGCTACGCTTGTTTTCCAGACGCATACGGTTGACCTTTTCACCAATGTTTTCCACGGCCTTGCGCATCGGGTCGTCCATGGCTTTCTGGTCATAGGTCGATATCAAACCGGACGCACCGTATTCCTTGGTGTCGGCCTTGCCGAATGCATCAACAAAGTCATCAGTCAGCTCTCCGGCCTTGCCAGTCAGTTCGGGCAGGTAGTCCTTGCCACTCGTGATGAAATTATCAGCTGAATGGTACTGCAAGTATGCTATACGTTCCTGTGCGGCTTTCATGAGGTAGCCGTTGCTGAGCGGGTCAGCATGGCGTTTAAAGGTAAGCAAAATGGTGTTCTTATTGCTGCGAGCCTCAGCATTGTTGATGCCTTCAAATATAGCACCTGTATCCCTGTCAATCCAAAAGGACGCTTCGTCTTTAGCCGCCCATTTGTCAAAGCTGTCAGATGCACGCTTGAACATCTTGGTATTTGTGTTCTTAGTAGCATCCATTCTGACAGAGTAATCATGTAGCTTTGAATGCATGGCATCGGCCAGTTTCTCGCCTGCTTTATGCGTATGCGGTACGATGGTATGGAACGCACTCTTGTTGCCACCACCGAAGCAGATGTCGTGCAGGCGTCTGAACAATACCTCGTGTGCTGTGTCGTTCTTGTTGGTGAAGAAGTCCGTGGCCACACCAAGTACCTTAGCCATAGTTAAGCGATACTGCTGTTCAGCCTGTCCTACGAACGCGTCAGCAATGCCACCTTTAGCACCACCACCGGCCGCGCCCGCGTCACCGAGTGCAATCTCGTGTTGCAGGTTTCTGGTTTCCATGTACACAGTAGCGTCCCGAACAAACGTCCCGTCCTTACCGAAGTGATTGTAGATACCCTGGTCTTGCAGGTCTTTAACAGCTTCGCGGACAGCGGCAGTGTCCTTGGTCTGGGCAGCTACACGCATCTTCTTGGCCGCTTTAGCCCAGCGGTAACCGCCGACCATAGAGCCGAGGATAGCATTGATGCCCAGGTTAGTAGCTACGGCCGGCTTATCGATGTGCACACCGGTTTCGTCTTCCTGCATGCCCCACCAGCCAATCGTAGCCATATCAGCAGCAAAGCCCTTGGTAGTTTCACGTGCAGCAGTTGTCCAGAAGGACGGAATGTCAGCAAGCGTTCCCTTCAAAGTAGCCGCTTCCATGCTGCTATTTCCGCCGAGCGTTTTAAGGAACGTACTAACCTTGCCGGTCCCAAGAAACTTGGCTCCTGCCAGCTTGGACATGATGAGTCCGCCTACTTTTCCAATGCCAAAGTTAGCAGCGACGATAGCAGGGAAGTCAGCGGCCAGGTTCGTGGCCGTGCTGTGTTCCGTTTGAACACCCTCAAACCAGTCACCGACGCTATCACCGAACAAATCCCGAACGCCTTCATTAATCTCTTCTACCATGCTCTTGGCCACCACTGGCTGTCCTGTAGCCCAGGCCATCATCTTAGCACCTGCATCATAGGCTTTAGCTGCTGCTAGTGCTGACCCGACTAGCAAACCCTGTGCAGTTCCAGCCACGCCACTAACAATTTTTGACAGGACGTTATCGCCATCGTCGCTGTCCTCTTCCTGGGTAACAGCTTCAGGTATATCGTACTGGCCAGGCAGGTAAGTGACATTATCAGGCGTTAACGTAGTCTGGCTGTACGGCATTGCCTCGCCTACACCGAGGGGCCCCGTAAGGGACCCCGCTGCATAATCTTCAATAAATTGTTCCATGTTATTCCTCCTTAACTACGCCGACTTTGCAGTTACACCTGCCGCCGCGTTAGCTCGTTGAGTCTGTTCTGTCTTTCTAATCATGTCATTGACATAGGCCTTGACCAGGCTGTCGATGTCTATGCTACTACCACACAACGTCCGGATGAACGCAATGTTCTCTTTGTCCTTGTACAATGCTTTCTTAGCCTCAGTAAGGATTACGCTGTAATTAGCACGAATAGGAGCTACAGCATTGGCAATCAAGGAAGTCACAACATCGTTAATTGTGTTAGCTACGTGAGCCACACCGAAGTCTTTAGCATTGCCCGTAAGCATATGGTTCTCAATTTTGAGTCCATTGTTTGCAGCAATCTTCGTATAGCCTGATTGAGCCATAACATTTTCCATTTCAGGTGACAGCCGTACAGAAAGCGGACGGTTGGCAAACTGCGTCTGCAGGTAAAAGGCCTGTGCACTCTGTAACCGTTCCTTAGTCAGCTCAGACGGTACAAGACCTTGCAACTGCTGGCTAGACCTTAGCACAGTAACCAAGTCTTTCATAGTATCCGCAGATAGCTTCGACTGCACACGGTTAAGCACTTTCTCAGATATCTTCTTGCCGTTCCGTACTGCGCTGAACACCGTCTGGATATCTTTCATCACCTCAGGGTCTTCCAGAGGGATGCTGGCATTTACTCTGTTCAGCATGAGGCCAAGGCTAGACTTTACAGCTACCATTACTGGAGCATCAGTACCAGAGAATGCTACATTAGAAGCAATCAGGACATCATGGGCATCTCTGATATCAACACCGTTAATGCCACTCTCGAAGAACTTGCCAAGTACTCTGTCCCCGGCGTTTTTGCTGTTATTCAGTTTCTCAATGGCCTCTTGTGCAACTTCGATTTGGTCTGCACGAAGTGAACCGCTAACCGGGACTGGCTGGCCGTCCGGGCCAATTACCTGAGTTGTAGCCGCAGCCACGGATGCGTTAATATCTCTGGCTGCTTCGGTGTCAGATACTTGGCTGAGCAGACTATCATTGGCTTCCGTGAGGTTCTTCATCAGCGGAGTGCCACGAGCAATGACAGCCATGTCCAGGTTGTTATTGAACGCTTGCACCGTCCCATAGGTGTTGACGATGTTTGCGATATCGCGAGAGTTAAACACTGTAGCCAAAGCTGCCATAGCTTCTTTCTGCTGTCCGGGCAGCTTAGTCGCATTGCCATGTGCAATAGACACGGCCATGGACCGCAGTTCAGGAACGGCCATCATAGCCATAGCCCGGCGTGCACCCTCATGGCTAAAGCCATACTGCATCGACAGCTGGTTGGCATAGGCAAGCTGGCCGTCAGACCAAAGCTCGTCCTGTTCCGCAGCTGCATTAATCATGCCAATGGCCTGGCCAACGTCCAGCAAACCTTGCTGTTTATTGCTCCAAATTTCACCGAGCACGCCTGCCATCACGCGGGATTTAACGCGGGCCGGAGCGTTCTTCAGGTCTTTCGTAGCAGTTTCCATGCTCTTACGCATAGCCGCTTCCGAGTCCTGCAGACGTTTAGCTTTATCTTTATCAGCGAACGCAGACAGCACGCCCTGTTCTGCACGGTAGTTAATATGTTCACCTTTGGCATGGTAGATGCCGTCAGCATAGTCATCGCCGGCGCCAATTCTGCGTTGGTCGTTAAACGCCTGCGCTTGTGCAATCTTTGCATCGATAGCTTCACGTGCAGCCACATTGGTTTCGTAGGCCATTTTGGTAGCGTTGATTTTCATGCCCCATTCCGTAACCATGCCATTGTACAATGCAATAGCATTAGATACTTCGTAGGACGGGTTGCGATGCACCTGGTTGTAAATCATACCAATCAGCGCTGCGTGGTTAGAGTAGCGTTTAACGCTTTCTGCATCACCGCCAGGTGTAAAAGTCTGCAGGAAACCCTGCTTGATGTCCAGTTCGCCCTGCACAGCGTTCATAGCCATCTGTCTGGCATCTTTCAGCTGCTGAGGCTCCTTGACCTCTTCCACCTTAGTAGGCTTCATCGAGTATTCTTTGGATTTCAAGTCGAACATCTGGTTGGCAGGATGCATCGGAGCTTGCTGTGCCTGGTTAGCACGCACGTCATTGATGACAGTCGGAAGCGGAACATCGCCGCCCTGAGGCGTAACTGCCTGAGGTGCAGTAATCAGCATGTCATCAGCGTCACTGTCAGCATTATGCATAATTTCTGGGGCCGGAGCGGCCAAGCGATTGATGTTAGCCTGGGCTGTTTGGACGTACTCATTCGCCTCGTCGGGGGTGTCGTTGGCTGTCAGAGGATTGATGGGGTTCTTTTCCTGCATAGGATTGAAGCCTGCCTGAGTGAATTCATCCATAGGACTACCCAGTCCTGCGTCTACAGGCATACTCGGTCTTTGTATAAACTTGTCAAATAGTCCCATTGTACACCCCCTTAATCGCCGTCAAACAGCGAACCGAATTGGCCACCCATCTGCATACCAGCGCTAGCACCTTCTGGCCCGCCGCCAGCCATAAGGCCGATAACACCACCAGTCAAAGAGCCAATAGCAGTACCCCAGTTCTTTTTCTTTTTCTGCATAACCTGTGTCTGTCCCAACAGCTGCTCCAACAGGTTCTCGTACGTCGAAGTCTGGTTGCCATACTGGTTGAGCAAGTTGGTCAGCTGTGTCGTGTTGTAGTTTGCAATCTGGTTTTCAGCGTTCGCGTTGATGTTTGCAACCGCTGATGCTGTAGCTTGCTGTGCGGCATTCTGAGCTGCAGTATTGAAAGCAGAGCCGGCTTTGGTAGCAGCTTCACCAAGTAACTGTTTCTGTGCCTGGTTCGTCTTTTCAATTACGTTTTCGCGGATAGCAGATGCATACGCTTCAGGTTGATAAGCCTCCAGAAGTTTCTGCAAAGCATCCTGTTCACGGTCAAAGTTGACTTGTGCATTTCCAGCGTATATGTCAGCAGCTTTACGAAGGCCACCGGCCTGCAAGCCGAGCATGTCAATCGTTTGATATTTAGCCATTGTGGTTCTCCCTATTTAATAGTGCCAGTCGGAAGCAGCTGAGCTTGCGTATTGCGTCCGCTGTACGTTTTGTTGCTGCCACGGCCCTGCCACATGATTTGTTCAGGTGTGGTAAAGCCGCCTGCAGCTTCCGCGGCTGTTTTCAAAAAGTCCGCAACGGCACGCGGGTCGCCCCATTCGTTACGGACAGCCATCGGGTCCATGCCCATAGACTTCTGCTTGGTCAGCCAATCATTGAACAGTGCAATCTGCATGTCTTTGGGCAAGTTTTTATCAGCTTTATAGCCAATTTGCTTCATCATGGCCAATGCATTATCACCATCAAACATATAGCCAGAAGACCGCTGTTTGTCAGACAGCCACTGTTCGTACTGTGGCATTTTGGCTTTGGCTTCCTTGTCAATGTTCGGTATATCATCAAACTCCTCCGAGTAGACACCGAGCTGTGATAATGCACGCTGCATTGCCTTGCGGTAGGCACGTTCTTGCTGCTCAGTCTTTGTACCAACCGTCTCTTTCTGTGAACCCTTGAGGCCAAAGGTAGGCAAAACGCTTAGTACCTTATCCAACCATGACGGGCTGTCCTGTGCTGTAACGTTTAAACTGGCCAGTTCGTTCGGCGTGGGGTTAGAGGATGCCGAAGGTGCCACCGTCTTCGATTGTATCTGTGACTTAGCAGCAGGCTTGGCCGCAACCTTAGCTGTCTTCTTCATCTTAGTAGCTTGTTTAGCCATGTCGTTGTCCTTTCAATTTCTCTGAAGCAAGAGTACGAAACGCTTCGGTAGTATCTGCGAAAGAGGCCTGAGATAACTTCCAAAGTATGCTGTTCTTCGGATATTGTATCTCCGGGTGGTCGCTGGATTTATGCTTCATCGATTGCACTTTCGGCTCCTCTTGCTCTTTGTGTTCTGTCAAGTGGTGCATGATGTATCCAAACATCGCGCACTGGATGAGTATCTGTGTTATGATTAAATATACCATAGTGGTGCCAACTCCTCAATGTAAATTCGATGAATTAAGGTAGGAAGAAATGCGTCCTGCGCTGAATGATATCGAGGTGTACCCAGCCTTTGGTGTACATCGGGTTTTCCATGTACAGCCCGAACTGTGCCAGGTATACGGAATTGTTCAGCAGCCAGTTGCAAAACTCGCCGCTCTTATCTCGCAGGTCAATGGCCCGGCAGGTGCAGTGTGCGCTGTTCGGCGCCCCGCCAATATCGGCATTGTGCAGCGGTGTACGGAAACCAGATGTTACAATCAGTGGTTTCATGTACAGGTTTCTGATACGGTTTACGCGTTGCAGTAACTCTGCAGCGTTCCGCTCGTGTGTTTCGGACGGGTAGTCCAACCCGCCCATGTATTCATCTTCGGTGATTTTCCATGTCGCCTTGTTCATAAGCATGGTATCCTGCTTCTAAATTGTTGAGCCTGTGGTGGGCAGAGCGCGTGCTTTCTTCGCATCTTGCCAACCGGGTTTGTATCTCTTGGTAGTCCTTAAGCTGAGTGCTCAGGGCATCCTGCTTGTACTCGACCACCGCGAGGCGCCTATCCATCTTGGCTATGAAACACCAAAAGGTTATTACATAGCCTGCGACAGATATGATTGCGTCAAGACTTATGGTCCACTGCATCTTTCACGTGTCCTTCTTTTATTCGGTCCAACGCAAGCGTCTGCGAGAAATACTTTCGTTCAGCAAACTCTTGTTTCTTCCCGATGTTGAAATTGTCTACGGGCCTGAAGTAACCCATGCAGCGTTATAGTCGAGTCCAAATTTCACAAGGCTGACGTTCTGCGTCATCCAGGTGAATTTGGACTTCTATCTCCTTGTTTTTGTCCATATTTTCTTCCATATCGTGCCTCCATTGCACCAGCGAGGTGACTCTCCACCAGTGCCAAATTGCTCCCGAAACCAAACAGCCTCCCAGCCCGTCCCAACGGAGCGTCCTGTCGGACGCTCCTAATCAACAATCGTGCCGGCTTCGCCAGCACTCCTCCCGCTCGCTCCCGCTCGCTCCAACCAACCGGCTCGGCTTATCGCCTCGCCATCAACAGAGTGCCAGCCTCCAGACTTGGCACGCGTCCTGGCACGCGAACGTGGCACGCAGGCTTGACTATCGGGACGGGCCGGCCCGGTCATTTGCGTTTGATGACAGACAGCTTTTCGACCAGTGCCGCGATTTTGGCCACAACGGCATCATCACGTTTGCTGGGCGTCAACTTGGTAATAACCGTGGCCATCGAAACGGCCAGGCCGACGATGGTGAACAAGTCATCCCAATGCGTTTGAATGTATGCAAATACTTCCTGCATTTTTCTTTCTCCTTTGTTAGTGGTTGCAATTATAGACTAGCACAGTTGCCCGTGCTAGTCCATGTAAATTTGGCAGAGGGCAGGCTAGGCCTGTCCTGCAAGCCAGCGTTCGAAGTCAAGCGGATTTTGCTTGTACCAGTCCGTCTGTTCTGGGTAGTGCCGCAGGTATTCGCGGTACTGCCGGTACTCTTCTTTCTGCTCGTCCGTGAGTGGGAAGTCTGTGATAGAAAGATACTTGTCAGTCTGCTCCAGATATCCGTTGCGGACAGAACGGACTTGCTCCTTGTACTGCTCAATGGCAGGGTCAGAGGTAGTAAGCACGAACTGGCCGTTGCAGTAAACATAGTCCGAAACCTGATGTTTGGTGTCTTCCTCGATGCTATCGTAGTTCATAAGAGGAAACACACCTGAGTTATTGACTCCAACTATTTTACCGTTTTTGATTACTTTAAACATTGTTTATGCCCTTTCAGTTTAGGTTTCAGGTTGTGAGCCGTCTGCATAGATGAACCGGAAGCTCTTCGTCGCACCAGAGGCATTGTATGAAACTACAACCACATCACCTGCAAAAACAGGAAATAATAAGGCTACATTTACGTTATTAGTGGAGCCCCAAGCAATAGCTTCACGGCCGTTACACGAGAAATGTATGTTCTGTGCTGCAGATGTAGCCATCTTCATAAGGAAAAGCCAACCGTTAGCAGGTGCAGTGTATGCCACTCCTGAAGCCCCCAAAGTCAAATCAATGTACTTTGCACTCGGCATGCCCATTCCGGCCAGAACCGCTTTCCCTGCAGTGCTGAAGTTATCGGCATTGATGTTAGCTTTAGTAGCTGCAACACCTTGCACCCAAGCCGTAGTCGGCACGATATTCGAGCTGTCTGTAATTTCAGGCATTGGCTCCAAGATAGTAACATCATCATTGAACCGTATCCGGTTGCCTGCCGAAGCACTTTTGTTGAAGTCAAACAAGAAGTCATCGTCTGTACGTGCACACCGTAAGCGTCCGCTTTGCCAGCCAATTCTGGTATCGTAGTTCAGGTATGCCTCTGTGTTGCAATCGAACTTCGAGTCCTCGTACCCGCCACCAGCAACGAGTATGTGTGCAGTAACTGTGCCTTTAGCTGTGATAGAGTTAGCAGTAAGGTCAGACGTTTCAGTGATAGCGTCTTGCTTTCCAGCCAGAGCAGCGTTGAGGGTTACAGTACTGGTCTCATTAATTCTGACATTATCACCTGTCAGTACCACCGCGCCAGTATTACCATTCACTGAGGTCACAGCTCCTCCGCCGCCAGTAGCAGAAATAACGTTTTCAGTCGAGATAGTAATACCATCACCCGCCGTTAATTTGGGCTGGTAGAGGACCAGGTATGACCACAGGGTTGAGTTATCTATAAGCTTGTTGTCGCTGGCAACACCACTTGGTAGGTAACTGCTAATGCTATCAATGACATCAGACACTGCCGGGTATGTTTCTCCGCCGACAGTAGGATGTAAATTGATGTCCTCACCAGACAATACCACAGTACCCGTTTTACCATTAACAGAAGCTACTGCACCAGAACCGCCGCCGCCTCCGGCCGCAGCGATAGCGGCATTGACCCACTGTGTAGTAGCCAACTGTTGGCTGTTGTCATCAGCGGCTATGCTTGCAGAGCAGGAAACAGTGCTAGTGAATTCCGAGGCAAAATTATGTGTAGCTTTTGAGGCTGTCCTGGACACTAAGATACCAGTAGGCGAGTTGTATTGGTAGCCAATGTGAAGGTCATTTCCCACGATAAGCATACCAGTGCCGGACCGGCCAATGATACCGCCAAGGTAAGCACCGTTAGGTCTGAATTCAATTTCGCCATCCTGACTGGTCAGTTTAAGCGCTCCTATTTCCCCGGTGCTGCTATTTGCCAGTGTAATAGAGTTAAGGCTAAGCACTGAGTCTTGGACAATAGCACTCTGTTTCCCAGAAATCTGTGAGGACAGTTCGGCCCAGTCCTGATAGATAGTGTTAGCAGCGTTCGGGTCCGTCTTGATATCCTGGCCGGACAACACAACCGCACCGGTCTTGCCATTGACACTGGACACTGCACCGCCGGTTCCGCCTCCGCCTCCACCGCCGGCTGCAATGGCTGCCTGCACCCACTTGGTATTGGGCACTTTGTCAGAGGAGTCAGCTGCATCTGCAATGTCGGGAACGGTCGGTGTAACACCAAATGCTGCAGTAGCCGGGCTAACAGTTGCATCAATAGCAAATGTGGACCCACCCAACCGTACTTTAGAGTTAAGAGTGACAAATCGTCCTGAACCGGCACTGATAACTACGTCTGACGTGCCTGAGCGTAGGCTCAGCGTATCAGCAGCTAACCAAGTTACGCTTCCTGGGTTAGTAAACGAAGCAGCATTATTATTGCCGGCACGCATGGTGTACTTATACACATGCTGGCTACCAAAGTTATTGTCAAACACGTCTATGTAGAAGGTGGTACCATTACTCCCTCGTTCTGCATGCAGGTTTGTGTATGATTTTGTATGCCCACTTTCATCCGGGTTATCTTTAAACCACAGATTAAAGTTTGTAGAGGTTGAGATAGACTTTACAGTCAACTCTGAGTTAGGGTCAATTGAGCCATGCTGGACGGCTTGTTGCACCCACGCGGTATTCGGCACTTTAGTTGAGCTGTCGCTCCATGGCATATCGACCGTTTCGTCATAGCTGACGGTCGCACCGTTCATCATATTGACGGTACGGTACGCCTGGACTTCACCAGTGCTTTCAACTTCCAGGCCGGGCTGATTTTCACGGTCAGGGTCTTGCCCGAACTTAGAGCTGCCAGTCACAGTAATGTGGTCAAACGTAGCATCACTTGGTAAGCCAGAAGATACAATTTCGTTAGCTTTCTGTGCCCAACCTTTAGCAGAATGCTCGCCACCGAGGTCCGCAACGTCTGCGTCGCTGCCCTCTGCCCAGATTTGTGCAGTCTCTACAGCATCGTTAGCCTGAGCAAGTATACGTTCACACTCTAATTGCAAGTTTGAAATTTCACTTTGTTGAGCATTAACTCGTGCAATCAGCTCTTGAATATCGGCTAAAGCCTGGGCCGTATTTGTTTCCAGACCTGCAATACGAGCAATAACATCATCGCCGACCGCCTGGATAGCCTTGCCATCAACAATCAGAAACAGGCTGGCCACATGGGGCGTGGTCGTATCGTTGTATCCTATGAACATTGTCCGGTTATATTTGTCTTCTGTGTTCCAGAAGTTCCAGTCATCCTCAGACTTTGTGATTACCGGCATCCTCCACTTGAAGTATGCTTTAGCCGGATTTCTTATTTCGTTATCAGCCATTGTTTAACCCTCCTTTGTAGCTGCTGCTTGGAACCTGGACTTTAACGGACAGAAATAGTACACCTGCACGCCATTATCGGCACGTAATGCATAAGACTGCCCGGCTGCAACAGGAACCATGCCGGACATTGTCATACCGGAACCGACAACCTTAGAGTTTGTAAACCCATTCATCCAGAAAAACCCGGTTTCAACACCGTCTACAGTTAGCAGCAGTTGCGGTCCGACAGGCCCATAGCCAAAAATATACCCACGAAAATAAATCCAGCCGTCCTCGTCAGCACGATACGTCACACCAGCCTGACGGTCTTTCTTCTTGGTGAAGTCCAAGCCAAAGCCAGTTACCGTTGACAAATCACCCGCTTTCATCTTGCGGTCTTTCTTGTCAACATACAGGTAGTTCTTTTCCGGTACGTCAGCAGTACTCAGCATGGCCGGCCCGAACAGTTTGGTCCATGCATTATCACGCTGTGCATCTGAAACTCGGTCGGCATTGTTAATGTTAAAAGCACCGAAAGTGTTCAGTGCATTGTTCATGCTTTCCTGGGTAACATTCGTAAGGTCCTTCAAAGCATAGTTGCCCAGCTCTGCACTGGTGGGCTGGCCCCATCCATTAGGTGTCAAGCCGTCATGGACGTGGATGGCACGGGTTAGCGTATCAATTGTTAGCACCCCTGCCGGGTATGTACGGAACTCCAGCGAGTGGTCGTACGTAATATTGTGTATTCGTAACGTCATAACGTTCCTCCTCCTAAGAGTGTTGCACGAAGTTCGCTCAACTTGGTGGCGCCACGCACGCGGACCTCGTGATTATTTCCTATTACTTTACCTGTGAACAGGTTATTCTTTTGATAGTTGAACTCAACACCGTCCACTTTGACAGTTACAGGTTGAGCCACAGTTTGCAACCAGTCCTCGTCCGGAATAGAGTTGCAGTTATAATCACCATCGTCGGTATTGCAGAAGATATCCCTGTCCTCCGACCCGGCATACTCATAAATTAGCAAGTCCGTAACTCTGGTCTTCTGATTGGCGTCGTTCTCGTTGGCTCGGATGCCAGTAAACACAACGTCCGGCACCAGATACTCTGACTTGACGTCGGCTTGGCTGCCATACGTGACCGTCCAGCCGTCCTGAACGTCGATGATATCGTCCCAGTTATTGACTGCGTCATAGTACAAGTCCCAGGCCGGCATCAAGTCAATGCCAACGTCCTGCGGAACCTCGGTGTGCTGGTCAAGTTTGCATGGCAAGTAGTTACTGTGCTCCAGCCAGAACTTTTGATACTCATCGCCCCAGGCTGGCTCGGTCGGGACGATGTCCAGGTCGAACTCGCCATCCGGGTTCATCAGTTCAAAGTCAACATCGTACATTGCACCTTCGGCATAGCCCGCCGGGGCCTGTCCTGCAAACCAGCCATCATACTGTTGGACGGGACAGTCTTCCTCATTGCCTACGTCGCAGTACATAACGTTGTCCGGGTATGTAGTCTTGGCTATGTTCCCGCTAGTAATCAGGTTGGTTTCCAAACTCAGCCGGTACTGGTTGCCATACGCGTCAATTGCGATGCTGGTTCCCGGTATCAGCACAATCCACTTCTGCTTGGTCATCATGCCGAACATCTGCGAGGACGCTTCCATGAAGTAGATATTCGTGGGCGTTTCAAACGCAATGTAGCCACCAAAGAAGTTGTATGCCTTAACCTTGGTACGCACTTCCTCAGCCTGGCCGATGAACGGGTTGATGGTTTCAACCTTTGCGGTCGCGGTAAGCTGCGATGCAATCGAAATCTTGCACAGGCCACGTCCCTTGAAGATGGCCAGCGGCTCGAACCCGGCCGATGAACACTGCCCGTACGGGCTAGTCAGCACATAGCCGGGCAAAATGGACGTCTGGAATGAGAACGGGATATTGGCATCGTTGGTATTAGCTGCCACCAAAATACCGCGTGTGGTGTAGATGACGAAGCCGTCCGGGCTCTTGCCCAAGGCCTGCAATTCACCGTATGCACCCAACACGTTAATAGCCTGGCTGCCGGCCCCGGTCCCGGTACTGCTAAAGTCCAGCCTGTCCGTGGCACTTGACCAAGATACCGTATCGTTGGTTCCTATGATTAGACGCAAGCCAGAGCTCTCGACCCGCGTCGGTGTATAGGGAAGTTTGGTTGTTACGTCCTCCACACTACGCAACGTCCCATTGATGCGCCATACGGCGTGGCCGCCACAGCACAGCCAGTAGTCACCTTCGATGAAGGTGCTGCTCCATATCGTGTCCTCGTCATAGTTATAGCCTGTAATGGTGAACAGGTATTCCATGCCGTGGTCAGTTTCAATGTAGACTTTGTTATCCACAATCATCAAGCTGTTCAGTACCGTGGCCCGCATTAATTGCTGGGTAGTCAGCCTGAACTTGTGGGCAAATTGCGTTTCAGTTCCGTAGCCAGCCTGTAGATGCGTGCCAACAGGGATGTAATTGTCCATGCTGGCAACTGCAAGTTCACGCTGACGTGCAACTGTTCCGGGGGCAAACGTAACGGTGTTTGTTTGTATTGCTACAATAGCACTCATTTTGTCCTCCTATTTGTTCTAGAACAGGTATACCATACCATACCCAGGAAATTTAATCAATGTAAAAATAAAGGGCCGGTCTTTCGACCAGCCCTTTGTGCTAAGCTCTGAAATACAGACGATATGCGTTGGTGTAGCTGCCGCCTTTGAACAGACGAACGGGTGAAGGAAGCTGAGAGCCAATCGAGATAATCTCGGTATGGGCAGGTTCCTGCGTGTCCGTCATAGAACAGAACAAGTTCGTGTAGGCCTTGTCCCAGTTGTCGTTCTCGGCGCCACAAGTGAACGTTACCGGCGTGAACAGCAGTGCTGTAACGGTTTGGGAGGATACCGTGGTTCGGATAACGTCCTGAATGGTACACGTTTGCCGGCTGTATCCCTGAGCCGCAGTCGGTTCTGTCCAGGCATGAATTTCATTGGTGTCATCTTTGGTGCTGACACCGGACAGGCACCCTACCTGCCACGTGGCCGGTGTAACTTTCTGAGCGATAACGCTCGTCAGGATGTCGATGCCGGCATACGTGAGGAAGTTTTTGGTCCGGCACACTTCGTTGCCGGCCTTATCGTACGTGATGTATTCACCGCCGTACGGCTTCAAGCCGCGCAGGGCTTCAGAGAGTTTCTTGTAATCAATCATGTGTATATCCCCTTAATTCCTGTCAGGTTCTTGAAGATTTGTTTGTGATTGTTGGCAACCGCCGTCCACGTCGAGGAGTTGGCAACGTCATTGAAAGCATTAAATACTTCACGGACGGCGATTGCACGTACAGCTTCGTAGTAGTCCTCAAGCAGCCAGTTCGTAACCTTGGCTCTGGCCTCATAGTCGGCATCCTCACTGCCAAGAGTGTCGACGTATGAGTAGCGCTGGGTGTCCGGGTCGAAGTAGCGATACTTCCATGCAGACTCTTGGTCTTCACGGATAGCAGGCTGTTCGTCCTTAGCTGCATAATACTTTAAACGAGGCTGTATCTGGTAATAGGCAACGTCAATATCGCCGCCCAGGGGCGCACCTGAGAAAGCGATGTAGCTTCCTGCGATATAGTAATAGTTGCCTTTAAGTTCTTCCAACTTCCGGCTTACCTTTACAGGGACCGGAATAACTCCATTTGAATATCTCACGTGGGAGATGGCTCTGAGGTTCTTCGGGGCATCCCGCCACATGAACGGCTGCGTAGATGCGCCCTCTGTCTTGATGCGAACCTCAACAAGGTCCTGCTCGTACAGCCCCATGCTTTCCAGCTCGCGAACTGCACCGTTTACCAGAGATGCAATCAATTGCTCCTCACCTTTGCGGCAGGTAACCTCGGCAATGTCATCAACTAATGTCGAAAAAGTTTGCATCTACGCCTCCATCTTATTTACTTTTAACAACCGCGGGCAACTCCGCAACCTTGGCTTCGGCTTTGGCCGTTTCCTCGACCACCTGTTTTGCCAAGCTGGCCTGTGTCGGCGACTCCGTCGGGTCAACGCGGCCGTTGCGCTTACCAGCCAGTTTGTACAGGCGGTCTTTCAGCAGACGGTCGGCCAGCGATTTCGAAACACGCACAACGCCGTATGCATCAGCATCGTAAACGACACCGTCCAACACAACTTTGTTTGAACCAATCGGGCATTGGACTGCAACCAGTCCTTCGAAAATATTTTCCATTTGTTAACTCCTTTGTTAGGAGGGTGAGCAGCCCTAGCCGCCCACCCTGTTGTTATCACGGTTTCAAGCCACCCATCAAGCCGGTGATGATGCCGTGGCAGCGTTCCTGACGGACACGCAAGCCGACCTGCGTAACCAGCGCGTTCATCGTGACGAATTTAATCGGCGAGAACTTGCGGACGTTGGTCTTTTCAAAGTACACCGTGTTAATCAACGTCGGGTTGAACACGACGGCCGTACCTCTGTAAGCGGCCAGTTCATCGAACAGCTTGTAGCCGACGAAGTTAATCGTACCAGAGCCGGTTTCCAGACGCATAATCTTGATACCGTACTGGGCTTCGCCGTACGAGATGTTGTAATGAGCTTTGTCCGAAACCATGTCGTTCAAGCGGTGCAAGAACGCATGAGAGACGAACGCGATGTGGCCGTTGTTGCTGTGGCCTTTAACGGTACGTTCCTGAATGGTGGACAGGGCCGTGTTAATAGCCGACAGCGAAACTTCACCGTCCGAGATGTTGATGCGGTTCGTTTTAATCTGAGCCATCAAGCCGGCGGTCGTGTACAATTTCTTGTCCTGGCCGTCTTGGTCGCGGATGATGTTTTCGGAAGCTTTGCCGAACATCAAGGCGCGTTCAACCTGCATCGCGTGGTCATCCAGCGAACGTTCGCGGATGTACTGTTCCGGCTTGTAGCCATCCACAGTCTTTTCTTTCAGAGCATCTTCATCGATTTCCGTCGTGCTGACAATTTTCTGAATGAAGTTTTTCTGGAAGGTCGTATGGAAGAACTTGGGCGGCGGCAAGTAGGAAGCTTCCGGAGTAGCCTGAGCCAGCAGGACGAATTCGTCATTCGCCGTGACAGCTTTGGCTTCCGTACCGGAGAACCCACGTACGACCGTCAGTTTGTTACCGTCTTGTTCCGTGACGTACATATCTTCACCCGTCGAGGTGTTAGAGATGACGAACATCTTCAAGTTGGTGTTTTGAGCATTGGCGACCGTGATTTCAGTTTTAGCCACGTCCGCTTCAGCTCCACATTTGAAAATGGGGAAGTCGATGGTTTCGTCTTTCCATTCAAAGATGCGGCTGCTCGTAGACTGCGACGGCAGGGCCGACGTCAGAGCGAACAGATTTCCGTTGTCCCCGGGGTACGACGTCAGAATTTCCCGCGCGGCATCGTTCACAAAGAAGTTGCCGGCAGACATACCCGTGGTGAACAATCCTTTAATACCGAATTGCTGAGCCATTTTGTATCTCCTTGGTTAGTGGTTGTTAAGGCTGCATACCTCTCATTCCGTTCCACCAGTCGTCGTTGATTGACTTACCATCTGTCTGCGTTGTCTGGGGCTGAACCAGCGCGTCTGGGAAATTCTTCTTGAGATATTGTACAACAGCTTTGGCGGCTTCGTTGGGCTTTAACTTGGTCAAGGCCTGTCCGTATTTCTCGCGCACAATGCGACGATACTTGGGACTCTGAGCATTGGGATACTGTTCCAGCTGTTTGGCCAGAGCAGCGTCCGCTTTAGCGGCCTTGGCGCGTTCCTTGGCTGAGGCGTTGAAGCTTTGCACCGCACCATCGGCGTAGTGTTTAGCCAGCACCATGTTGGAACGGATAGCCTGGATGTGCATTTCCGTCAGGATGTTTTCCAGAGCGGCAATGAACGTTTCGGGCTTACCGTCTGCCAGGGCGCGCTGCAGGTCGCCGGACTTCATCGCGGTCTTGACCTGAGTTAAAGCATATTCGTGGATGCCTTCCTCGAACTTCTTCTGCTCTTCAGCATTGGGAGCAGTAGCAACCACGTCGAACGAGTCGTCCTCGCTGTCATCGTCATCATTATCTGATAAATCGAGCGAATTGTCAATGTTAATTTGACCATCATCAGACTTCTGTGCAGATTTTTCTTCTTCTGTAAGTTCAGTCTGTCCTTGTTCGTCCAGCCCCAGATTGTCGGCCGTGTTCGGGTCGTTGGGAACTGTCGTGGAAGTATACTTGTCAGCTTCAGCTGCAAAATCAACTCCGGTTGTAATTGTCATGATGTAACTCCTTGTTTAATTTGAAGTGTTTGTTGTTATTGTTGAGGCATACCGCCGAGCTGTTCCATCAGGATAGCTTCGGGCGACATAGCCGGTCCCTGTTCAGGTGTAGGCAGTGCAGCCTGTGCTTGCTGTGCAGCCTGTTCTTCCGGGGTAGGTGCAACGGCCGGGGCCGTGGGGTTTGCCTTGAACTGGTTAAAGTCAATGTTGCTGCCACGCAGACGCAGTACGTAGTTAATAGCACCGTAAACGTCAAAGTTCTGCAATACTTGTGGCATCTGCAGCATATTGTAGATGGCCTGCTGCAAAGCCTCAGCGACGCCGAGCTTATCAATGCCTGCCATGCCGTCAGCGATGACGTAGCGCAGGTTGAGGCCGATGAAGTTCGAAATATCGGCATCGTAGCGCTGGCCGTCCTTATCATCGACGACCTCCAGCGAGGTAACGTGACGCAGCAAGTTATCAACCATAATCTGACGCAACGGCGCCATCATCTGAGTGTCAATGCTTGCAGCGACCAGGACGTTACGCTTGTTGCCGGCCTGAACTGTGGCCGCAGCCTGATACTGTGTTGCACGTTCCAACGAGGCAATCTGCTTGAGCATATCCGTCGGGAAGATGCGCTGCATCATTTCCAAGGCCAGGTTGATGTCCTGCGGAATGTTCGTCAGGTTAACCGGGTTAGACAGCGGGACAACATCCTGTGACAAAGGCTTGTCCGGCATCTGGCGTGTAGCGGGAACCACACCACCCAGAGCAGCAGCCTTGGACATCTTCTGAATATCGAACACATCAGAGCTGACGCCAATCACGCCGCCTGCAATGTTCTTCAGCAGGGAACGCTGATATGCAGAGAAAACAAACGAGATGAAACGCTGGCAAGAAATAAGCTGTGAGGCCAGCGAGCCGATGGTGTTGTAGTTTGTTTCAGGGTCGAACTGGAACATGCACACTGGCAGGTACGAGCTTTCAGTATCCTCAGCGCCAACTACCCAGTGAGCAGAACGCAGTAAGGTGAACTTCCACACGGACGGTTCCGTGCTATCGGACAGGCCGAACAGTTTGGGGTAGATGCGTACGTACAACGTAATCACGCTATCGCCACGGATTGTGATGTCTGCAGAGGAAGGCGTGGTGTAGTAGTCAGAGCAATCGCCGGACGTGACGGGGAAGTTGTACGGGTCGTAATCTTCGCCCTCCGGCAAGGCCCATACACCAAGACGCAGCTTATCGAAAATCGCACTGCGCGTCATCATCTTGACGTAGCCAGCGTATTCGCCTTCGCCGTACACCTTATCAGGAGTAACGCGTTGGTCAAGTATCAGGTTGAAGATGTCCGTCGGAACCAGCTTGTTGCCGGAACGCAGTGTGGAAGAAATCTCCATGCCGTTGGGAGAGTCCTGAATTTCCTGCACAGCGTCCTCAGCCCAGTCCACGAACACGCCGCCCAGGTTGCTAACCAGACCGTGCCGGAAAGCAGCAGTCAGCGCTGCAGAGTGCGAGAATGTCTGAGCGTCCAGTTTGAGGCGGTCAGCAATAGCATTAGCGTAGGATGCTTTGGTGGGGTCCGCGTTAGCAGACCAGATGCCGTCCTCGACCGTAATGGTAGAGCCGAGGTAAGCTACAGCGGACTCAACGTGAGCCTTGGCTGTGGTAAGGTTTGTGGGAGGAGGGGCAGTGGGATAGCCCTCTTTGTATTCATCGTCCAGCAGCTTGTCCGTGGCGGAGTATTGCACGCGTCCGTTATACTCCTGGATGAGCCCCTCCAATGTTTCACGTTTATCGCCCGCCGGGATGACGCGCCCCAGAAGTATCATATCCTGCAGAAAGTTCTGCAGTTTGTCGTACTGTTCCTGGGACAGCTTCGTCAAGATGTTTTCAGGCGAGCGAAGATTGAAGCCAAGGGCGGACGCCGTAGTATCCAGTGCCTTCTTGGCTTTCGGTATTTTCTTTTCAAATTTAACAACCATGGTAGTATTCCTTTTGGTTCGTTGCCATGTATGTATACTAGCATATCTTATGGCAGATGTCAAGAACTATTTTCTGGAGCGTGTGGGTGGCGGAGTGTGCCTCACTAGCGTGCCCAAATCACCAGCCGAGGTAGCCTCACTGTCCGTGCCACGGGTGGCTTCGCCACCCTTTTGCTTCCGAAACAAGGAGTAAGCCCGCCCGTCCCAGCCAACCATCCAACAGAGTGCCTCCAAACGGCCGGCTCCCGCCGGCCTCTCCCACGGGTGCCTCCGGCACCCTCCTACCAGCCTCGCTTCGCTCGGCCATCCCAACGCTCCCTCGACTCGCTCCGCTCGTCTGCGTCCGCTTCCAGCCTCTGCACCAAACGGAACGTGGGAGTTGGAGGCTGAACGTCTAACCTTGACCTTGGCCTTGACGCCTAACCTTGGCTTTGACGCGACGCATCCCAGGGCATCGAGATGGCTGGCCCGGCCAGGCTGCCGGCCCAGTCGCTGCGCCTGTACTCGGAACGGAGGGCGTCCACGCCGGTGAAGCCCGTCCGGTTCAGCGAGCTTTCCTGTATCATGGCCAGGCGCGGGTCGCCGACTGACTTACGCATCAGGTGCCGGTACGATTGGGCGGCCATGGTAATCATGGCACAGCAGTCGATGCGGTCATCATGGCACGTTTTGCTGCCTACAACATAGGTGTTCAGCTGGTCAAGTATTGCCCAGTCCGTCCGGGCCAGCCGGTAGACGTGGTTACGCAGCATAGATATCCAGGCATCGATGCGGCTCGCCTTGCTGGCCCGGCTGGCTATGGGCCGCACGATGATGTCGCCCGTCAGGCCACGCGTAGCAAGCTCGCGGTCCATGAGCGGTATCAGGGCCTTCTGGTAGGCTATGGCCTCGATGCAGACCAGACGTATGCGATACTGTAGCGCCATAGATATGGCCGTGTGCAGCAGCTTGATGGGGTCCATGCCCGTCCCGTGCCGGCACGCGACCAGGTTCCAGGCTCGGTTTGCCCAGCCATGCACGCACACGACGCTCTCGTCGGCCCGGCTGCTATCGCTGATGGCTGGGTCAATGGTGACGCATCCGTACTCGATATCATCCGGATACAGGCCGGAATGGTACTCAATCTCGTCCGCGCCGATGATACCGCCGGCGTCATCGTCTACGCGGGACATTTTCTGGGCCAGCCATTCCTTCTTCATGCCAATCTCGCAGTACTGCCTGAACTCTGCAAGCAGCTTATCAAGCGGGAAGCGCTGCTCCCACAGGGCCGTCCCGTCCGATTTGATGGCCGAGAGGATGATGCTGTGCCAGTTGGTCAGGCTGGGCAGCTCGGCGATGAGGCTCTGCTTGTTGTTCATGTTGCCAATGTAGACGCAGCGTTTATTTTGCTCGTCCATCAAGAACAGCATGGTTTCAAAGAACCAGGCCTTGGTATCTTCGTACCTTATATCCTCGTTCTTGTCCTTGGCCTGCTCAATATCGTCGCAGATGATGAGGTTGGGACGCATATTGTGGACGTTCATACCTTGCAGGGCACTATCACGTCCACGCGCAAGCAGTACTTTGTACTGGCCGTTCTGCATGAACTCGTACTCGCCAAGGCCGTCACGCTCGATGATGGGCTCGACCTTGCCGTAGACCTGCTGGAAGAACGTGCTGTTGATGATAGACCAGATTTCACGCGTACTGTTGGTCGCATCCTTGATGTTTCGGTTGATAACTACGACGAACGGGCTCTGATTTGTCATCAGGGCCTTGGCCGCGGTCGCACGTGCAATCATTGTCTTGGAAAATCCACGCGGACAGACGCATACAAGGTACTGGATGGCCGGGTTGGACATGGCCTCGAGCAGTTCGCCGTGGAAATCCGGGATGTCCAGCGTCAAATCCGGGTAGCACTTGGCCAAAAAGAACTTGGGATGGGCGTCCAGCAGCTCCCGCGCCTCTTTCACTGTACCTTGCAGGACGGTTTCGGGCGTGCTGGCCAGGTTTATGGTTGTATCCTCGATGGTTTCCGCCTTCTCGGTACTTCCCGATGAACGTAGAGGCGGGCATTTCTCGTCAATTTCACTCATCGCTGTCCTCCTCGCTGTTCACAAACAGAATATCGTCGATATCCTCGACGCGTAACGACGTAACTTCCTTCACCGGCTTGGCAGGCAGGGCCGGCCCGGCGTTCTGGTCTATGCCCATGGCCCGGTTGTACAGCGTATCGGTGTCCAGGCCGTTGACTATGGACTTGCTGCTGTCCGAAAACACGACTGTGCCGCCGTCCTGGCCGTTGTGCAGGGCGTTTTGCAGCAACGTATTCATGTTAATCACGATTTGGGTGTTGGCGTTGAAGCTGGCCTGCTTCTCCTGCTCCAACTTGCGCTCTTCGAGCCGCACCTTGGTCGCGTACTTGAGCGCGTCCAGGACAAAGGACGGGTCCGCGTACCCTTGCTGGACGTTGTAGATGGTCTGTTTGAGGGCCTCTTCCTCCAACGTGGCTATGCCCATAGCTGTAGTTACGGGCTTGACCTCGACATTGGCCTCTGCAATCTCGTACTTGGCAGTGTATTCGGGACATGTTTGCAGGGTGGCCAGTTCGGACGGGCTAATTCCGCAGACTGTACAGACGGACTTGTCACTTATGCCGTTGGCTTTGAGGCGGGCTATCTTGCCTATCATCTTTTCGAACCGCGCGACCAGCTCGGCCTGCGGGCTCGCTTCTTGAATTTCAGTATTTGTCATGGTTCTAACTCCTTTGCCGGGACCGGCTATGCTTTCGTTACATATAGGGTAGCATAAACGATGTAACTTGTCAAGAACTTTTTGCATGAAAATTCGATTTTAGGTTGAAAATTTTTGTGGAAAAATACGAGAGACGTCATATGTAAGGGCGCGGCGTGGTTTCTGAACGGGGGACTATGCCCCCCGCTAATTGTTAAACTGGTTGTTGTTCAGTCTGATTTGTTTACCCGTTGTTGTTTCGTACATTTTAGTCATAGTCTTGTATCATTTCCTGTTGTTTTGTGTAGTAGGAAAGCGGATTTAGTCCGCTTTCCCGTTGTAGTAGGTGATTACTTGCCCAAAGCGATTTGCTGCAAGGCATTTGTAATAGATGTTAAGCTGTAGCCTGCTTCTTTCGCCCGCTCAATGCCTGTAGCCAAGTCAAGCTTGAGCAATTTTATAAGTTTGTCTGCATCTGATTCGGGCGGAAGGTAATCCCCGCTTGTGATCAGTTTAGCGAGCAATTTAGCCCAAAATGCAAAACGCTGTTTGAACTCTTTGAACTTTTTTTCTCCATCCTTAACTGCAATAGGCCGGCCGTTCGACGTTTCTTTCATGCCTAGGAGCAGCATCCCAAAATCCGCGATCATAACTGACACGTCTATTTGGGGCCTGATTGTGTACCGAAACCCGCATTCTGCAAAAGCAGCATAATATGCGATTTTAGCGGTTACGTTATCCACAAGCTTTAAAGCTTCATCGGCGTTTAAATCGGACGTTTTAATGCCGTTCAAATCGTCGGTATCGACAATCTGTTTAGCTTTAACGACTTTTTCCGCCTGTTTAGCTTCAATCATTTCAGCAATTGTAGTCATAATTTTGTCCTTTCATAATAAGGGGCAACCTCGCCCGTGTTGATTGTAGTGCGCTATATAATAGCGTGTTCATACGCCTTATTTTAATAGCACGCCGTCAAGCAACCCCGCTTGACAATTATTAATATAGGCTATCCCAAACACCGTTTCAAGAAACTTATTGTGATAATTGAAAATTATTTAAAACAATTCGTGATTAGCTATCCCTTGCCCCTGTTTGCTACCTTTACCTGCTACCTACACCTTTTAATTGCATACTAAACCAGACTACAACCAAAGGTTTCCGTTCCCTGTCCAAATCCTTAGCCCGCTTTATGAGCGCGCGATATGTCAAGCCAAGCTTTCGATATGTCAAGCCAAATATGCAATGCACCAAGTCAAGTTTCCGTGCTAACTATGAGCGCGCAGTATGCCAAGCCTTTGTAGGGCAGAGAGAGAGAGAGGGGGACGGAGCGGGACAGACTATGTTATGCTACCGATACGATGCTATGCTATGCCCGATATCTAGCTTGCACTCTGCTAACCATCCATCCCGCCATATCTCTCTGCCTGATATTCTTTCTTTGCTATCACCAACCCTGATTTCCCTGCTTTGATGCTAAGAAACTTTACATCTTACTGTGATTTTTACAGGTTTTAGGGATTTTGACCTTTTTTAAATATTATGAAAGTATATTGTAAAATGTAAATTTACAATTTACAAAAACATTTCGAAACCCGTTATATAATATGACCACAATACCCCTATTTTCAGCCCCTTCAGGACTATTTTTCATCAAAAATCCCTTGATTTCTGCCCTATCATTGCCTTTGAGCATTGCTACCAATTATTACTCTGTTTGAGCATATTTGCCTGTTTCTTGCCAATAATTGCATAGCGCATACCAAGAAAGCTTCCTCCGTCCCGCCTGCCCGTCCTGTATCTGCACTCTGTCCCGCATAGCATACATTGCGTAGTGCATCATATAACACACATAACACTTCTGCATAGCACCTATCCGCTTGTGCATAACATCACGCATAGCATGCATACCAACACGTATCATCTGCACGCTTGCGCTTCTTCTGCTTTGTTCCCGTTTTGTTCCAGCGTCCAGACCGCCCCAAAGTTCAATCTCTGGTTGCAAAATACAACCGCCAAAATCACCGTGAACAAAACGGGAAAATCGCCGAAAATCCAAAATATAAGATTTCCTTCGGAAATCTTAAATGTCAAGGAAAAAGATTTTGAAAAAAGTTCTTGACAACCCCAAAGCGTTTTGGTAAGCTTGCCTTGTTTCGTCGCCCAAAGGGGACGGCGGAACGGTTGGCTTCCTGCGTATGCGTTATGCGTAATACATAGCGTGAATGCGTAGCGTGAGAGTTGAAAGGAGTTAAGGTTATGTCAAAGATTGATGAACTGTTAAAGCTTGCTATGGAAAAATCTGGCATCCCTGCCTACACGTCCGAACGGTTGCGTAGGAAAGGCATCGCGCCCTACCCTAAGCTTGCTACTCCTGAAGACATCGCAGAACGCAACAAAGGTATCCGTGCCAACATTCGCAAAGAGCGTGAGTTCCTCGAAAGCCTCACGCCTGCACAGCGCAAAGACCTTGCTATGCCCAGCGTCCAACGTAAGACTATGGCGCAATGTTTAGAGGATAATTCTGATTATCTGTCCAAGGTAGACCATAGGCTGGAACAAGAGCAACACTACGAGCATACGCTCGAGAAGAACATCCTGCACGCCGAAGCGTGGGAATTGCAGCTGTTCAAAGCCGCAGTCGAGGGCGAGCGTATGCGTCGCAAGATGTTGCGCAAACAACGTGCTAATCTGGAAGCCTAAACCAAACCACAATTATGAACATAGGAGATTACTATTATGACTGAAACTAGACTTCCCTGCGCCAGCCGCAAATCCAAAGACAGCGAGGACATTGACACTACCATACACTGGTGGGTAGCAGATTTACTGGATAGTATGTCCAAGACACAAGATAAAGCTATGAATGCCATTTACACTGACCGCACGAAACATCACGAAGACGAGGAGGACTAAACAATGGAACATATTTATTACCAAACACGGGCTATCAGCAACGCCCGCGCCGCACAAACCGTTGACGATACGCGGCACGTCCAGCCTGTACGTCTAGCCAACAATACAGTCCGTGCAACGCGGCGTTCAGCAAGCCTTGCCAACAAAAGTGCCGAGGAAATCATCCTCGGCAACGGCTTCACGACTGTTATCGAGTTTATGGAAGCATGCAAGAGCAATAACCTACTTACTAGCCCAGACCAAGAAAACGTACGCGTTCGTAAGTGCTACTCCGAGCTTCAACAGTACGGCCTGCTTTCCGCGTTCTGGGCAATGTTCCGCGCCTACCGTGCGAACAAGGGCAAGCCTGTCCAAGATTATACGTTCGAGCCGCCTGCAACGTGGCACGCACACAACACGACCGTAATTCTGGACAAAGCCAACCGCCAGATTATCATCCATAACCGAATTGACCTCAACACTAGCAAGTACGTATTGAACTATTCGTGGATGCCACTTTCAAAGTCCAGCATCGACAGCGAAGCCAACTTCAAGCGTGTACTGCGCATCATCGCTAACTCTGGCATCCGACACGCGGTCGAGGTTGCTATCATGGAAGGAGTACAGCAATGAGAACACTGGTAGAAAATGTTAAGTTCGAACGTGGCAAGTGGTACGCGTTGCGCCTTAGTCTGGATTGCACCTGCCTTTGGATGTTTTTCACGCCTAAGCGCACGGTCAAATTCGATACAATTCTGAAGCATATGTGCAAACTACGTAATGAAACTACGAACCTGCCTGAAACTGTGTTCAGCCTCGTGTTAGCATCCAGAGGTACAACTCGCTATTCAGGCAATCCGTTACGCGCTCCACTTCCCGATGATGCAACGTTTGCATCCAGCTACGTAATCCACTTCAGCAAATCAGCTGACGGCAAGAACAACACAACCGCTTACGCAGAAAGGGTATAACTATGTCACTCACAACTATGCGGCTCGTTACATCGTGCGAGCCTGGCAGTCTTAAACACGCCAAAGCCTTGGTACTGCACCAAGGAGAAGTGTTCGCTATGGCATACAACACCAAGCCTATGCAGCTCTATGTCTGCCTGCAAAGCATAACGTTCGATGTATTCTACTCCTATGCTATGCGCAAAGCCAAAGACTGCGGGGCGCAGGCGGGGTTCAACGCCGCGTTAGAGCGTTACTTCGTCCCGTTTATGGACAACCCCTCCGCAGCGAGTGTCAGCGGCTATACATTCAGGTTTACACCGTCCACGCGCAAGCACGCCACGTACGACGTCCTGTGCGTGTACAAAAACCAGAAGTTTGTGGAGGACGCCTACAAATGAGCAAGATAGACAAGCTTCTGGAATATGCAGAAACTATCTGCCTAGTACTTGCAGCGGTATTCTTTCTGCTCTGGCTGATACTAACAACTATCGGCTTGATAATCAACTTATAAGGGAGGAACCCTTTATTATGATAGAAAACAGTGATGAAAATACAAAAGATGCTGTACGTGATGTGATACGTATCATCGACTGCCTGATGTTTATGATAATGCTAAACGTGGCGGTATTCGGCTGCGCAATGCACTTTAGTACGGGCAAGCTATCAATAGAAATGCCCAAGCAAAAGCAGGAGATAGCACATGCAGATAACAACCAACCCTGATGAGAAAATCTATTGCTATTGTTGTAGCACAGGGCTCAAGTTATACGAGCTGGATGACAACACGATAGCATACATTCAGGAGTGCGACCCGTCGGGACAGATGTTAGCAATGATAGCGTCCCAGCAAAAGCACCCTGCACTATCTGCATTCAGGCAGGACTGGGGACGGCTGGCAGACTGCTGCCCACATGTATTCCTATGTTTTCTACTGCACAAGTTCATCGTCATACCCAACGTCACGCGTGAGACCTACGCCTACGTCAAGGCTATGGGACAGGTTAGCGATAGCATTGTGCAGATGTATGAACAGGACATCATCGATGATAAGGTCATCCTTGCCCTGCTTGAACACCTAACGCTAGTGCCAGTAATTACGAGTCCGAATGGCAACAAACCACTGCCCATCCTACTGGCACACCTAAACGTTGAAACACACCAGTACTACATCACGCTGGACGACATCGAGAAGCTCAAACAAGACATCATTGCTAACACCCGCACGATGTCCTGTGCCCAAGTTTCAAGGTGCCTGTCATCGTACTGGGCAGACAATCACTGCTACGTCCCAACGTTGGCGGCGATGTATGGCGTGAAAGAAAAGCCTGCGGATACGGTTCGCCGTGTGGTCAAGAAGCATACCAAGTTGATGCTAACAGAAAGCACGCTTGAAGCTCTGGACTTCCACTACGTCCATCCGCTATTGGCCAAGGACAGAGTCGAGGACAAGAAAGCACTCAAGGTGCTAAATCATCCGCCTGCTGTCCAAAGTCGCCTTGAGCAAATGGAAGCTCTGGCGGCGTTAATATGCAAGGCACGTCCAGAAAATAATTCTTGACAAACTGGACGGCTTATGCTACTATCTAATCATCGGACGGCGGGATTGTCCTGCCGTCCTAACCAGACAATCATAGCTATGAAGGAGTTACATTATGTCTGATATCGAAAACAAAGAAAGCAAGGTTGCTGTACGTTCCATCATTTTTGAAACGCTGGATGATGCTATCAACAGCGTTGCCGAAAAAGATTATGCCGGTATGGATGATGTGGAACTGGTCGCGTGCCAGACGTCCCTGCCGAAAAAGGTAATGTTGCAGTTGCAAGGCAAGACCGTGGTCGGGCTGAAAGAAATCCCCATTCCACAGTTCTCGCTGGACTGCTTCGTACCCGTCGAGGGCGAAACGGACGAACAGCGTGCCGAACGTATGAACTTGGCTGCTAAAACGACCGCGCTGTACGACAAGTTCCTGCAGAAAGAAGCCATCCGTTTGGCGAAAGCGGACTGCATGCCCGCTAACATGGAAGCATTCCTGGACGTGGTCACTGCTACGCGTGGCGGTGTGGAAATTACCACGAAAGAAACCAAGGAAATCATCACGGAATGGCTGCGCGACAACAACCGTGCTACCAAGGAACGCACCGCGGCCGACGGCAAGAAGCGTCCTATCTTCTTCGAAAGTGCCAACAAGCTTATCGAATGTATCAAATCGCAGGTGTATGCTATGCAGGTCTTTGCTGGCACGCCTGAAGACTTGGTCATTAAGCTGGTTGACAAGTTCTACGCTGCGGTCTGCGCCGAGTTCAAAGCACGCGGCAAGTCCACGGTCGTCGTTGACAAGTGGTACAATAACCGCAACGTCAAAGCCGAAACTGCCACGGTTGAACTGGACGTTATTGACGACTTGTTCTAAGCCAAACTCAAGACATCTTGGAAAGGCGGGCGCATGCCCGCCTTTCTCTTACCTGCAGCCTATTATTTGACCCTTGCAATAGCCTGCCTTGCACACTGCATCAAGACAGCCTCTTGGAAAGGCCAAACAAATCCTTTCCCCTCCACTAACATTAACATATAGGAGTAATTTATTATGCCTTCAATTTCTGAACTGCTTGCTAAAGCACGTGCTAAACAGGCACAGGCCAACGCCAAGCAAGACAAGACCTCGCCCGTCACGCAGTACGGCGTAGCAGAGGTAGCCAAAGCCACAGCCCGCGCCGATAAGGTAGCGTTGAAGACTGCGGCCGAGGGCAAGCTTGATAGTACGGGCATCCTGCAAGTGCAAGACCTCGATGCTATCACGCTGGACAACAGCCAAGCCAAGGCGCTAGAAACGATTTCACAGCACAAGATGGTCGCGCTAACCGGTGCGGCCGGTACAGGTAAGACCACGGTTCTGCGTGCCTTTGTTAAGAAGAACCCGCCAACGTTCAAGTGGCAACACATACGTGTAGGCGAGGTGACGGACACGCTGTTCCTGTCCCTGACCGGCAAGGCCGTAGCACAGATGCGTCTGGTTCTGCCCAAAGAATACGCCGCGTCCTGTATGACAATCCACTCCGCGCTGGCGGTCTACCCTGAGAAACAGGAAGACGGCAGGCTGCGCTACGTTCCGCGCTATCACCAAGGTAACAAGCTGGAGTGCAAGCGTATCTTCATCGACGAAGCTACGATGTGCAGCGTCCAGCTCTGGAATATGTTGCGTGAAGCACTGCCTGACGATTGCAAGGTATGCTTCATCGGCGACATCAACCAGCTGCCGCCTGTAGCGGGACGTCCCATTCTGGCGTATGCACTGATAGCGTTTCCCTACGAGGCGTTGGAAACTATTCACCGTCAAGCCGAGGAAAGCCCTGTACTTAGTGCCTGTCACAAAATCCTGCGCGGCGAGCCGATTGATACGACCCGCGGCATGGTTATACGTCAATGTCCTAACGACCCGGTCGATGCTAGCTACGAGATTGTCAAGCGCATCATCGCACTCTATCACAACGGACAGTACAAGCCAATGGAAGACCAGATTATCACGGCCGGCAACACGGACGCGTTAGGACAGGAAGAGCTGAACGCTCGCCTGCTTCCTCACCTGACCCGTGAGGGCAACCCGATGCACAAGGTCTTCTATGCACGGCGGTTCCGTACGTTCGCGGTAGGCACCAAGGTGATGTACACAGAGAACGACTACGAGCTGGGCATCTTCAACGGATTGCAAGGCGTAGTAGAAAGCATCGAGCCTAACCCTGCGGCCGACCCCGACATCGAGTTTGAAAGTATCGGGTTCGGACGTCCGCTCACGGTAGAGGACGTGCAAAACCTCGACGACCTGACCGACTACAAACGTAGTGAAGAACTGGGCGTCACGGGCAAAGAAGTCCTCGACGAGGAAGATGCAGGACGTCAGGCCAGCCACGTAGTCACGGTCTTGTTCAACGACGGAACCCGTGTCAAGCTGTCAAGAAGTTCTCAGATTGCCAACCTGCAAGTAGCGTTCGTATGTACCTGCCACAAGATGCAAGGTTCAGAATGCCGCAAAGCTATCATCATCTGCCACAAATCCCAAGCCCTGCTTCACTCACGTGAATGGCTGTACACGGCCATATCGCGTGCCAAGGAAGCGGCTATGATTTTCACTAGCACGACGATTAGCAAACGCAAACTAACCAAACATGATAATGGTGACATCACGCAGACACTTGCTAACAAGGCATCGTTGAACACAAGCATCCAGCAGTGCATCGACAGCCCGCGTATCTTGGGACGGTCTGCGGCCGAGAAAATCAAGACGTACATCCGCACCGTCATGGCCAACAAAGAGGAAGAGCAGCCGCACTGGTTGCCAGGAATAGAGAACTAACCATGACAAGTAAATGCAAGAAGCAACACTACAAATGCTGCGATATGGACGAGGTAATCGTACGGCTATGCGATTTATACAAGGACTTTGCTAACATACTGGATGAACCGTACTATGCAGCAGAGGTAGCACATACAATCTACGACCTGACAGGTGACGTAGATTGGGAACGTGCATGGTTAGCACAACATGACATCTGGGTAAAGGGAGGCATGAAATGATGTTCTGGAAAAGCAAGAAGCAAAAGCTGGCAGAGCAGGCCAAACGTGCACAGGAAGAAATGCGACAGCAATACATGAAAGATTTCATCCTGCTATATATGCTGCGCAGACTTGAACAGCAAATGCAAGAACAACTCAATCATAAAGGAGAACAGGTATGAAAATCGTAACATATAATTCCGTGTTTAGCAAACAGGTCTACGGCCAGACCGTAACAACGTCCGCGTCAACGTCCATAGTTCTGGACGGCGTCCGTGTTATCAAGTACAGTCCGAACAAGAACTGCACCGTACTAAGCTTCGATGTCTATGGCCCCAAGTTCATCACAGGCAACCACGTCGATACTATCACGGCGTTCCTGACAGATGACGGTGCTTCACAGCTCAACCTCGGCGACATCCCGTACGTCAATAGCCATAACCGTGACGATGACGATAATGACTGAGGCCGAGCTTCTGGATATCCAGAGGCGTACGCTCGAAGACATCCGTAACCACGCAGACAAGGTGAGAAGTGTCCTGCTACACGGTACGGCAGAGAAGAAGCAGCAGTTCATCACAGACCTCGGTGTGCTAAACATCTGCGGCATGTGTGAACTGGCGTTCTTCAAAGCCCTGCTGTATCGCATCACCATACCAAAGGCTATGACCATGGCCGCGTTACAACAGCCACTATATGAACGTACTACCTACGCTGTGCCGTTCCAATATGCCAGCCCAAAGACGTTCTTTAGCAGCATGTATGTAGCCAAGACCAGACTGTTAGCCGACGCCACAGGTGAAAGCAGGATGGACATGTACCAAGCTGCACGTGACAAGATGTGGAAAGAGTTTACGCCGAACGAGGCCGCCCCGCCTGCACGTATATTCCAGGCGGCCAGCATCCCGTACTGGTGTTTCACGATATACCGAACGCAGGTAGGCGAGGGCAAGCCGCGCGGCTACTTCCCAGAGATGCCGCAAGCTAACCGAACGCCTACCGAATTTACCTTAACAGATATTGGCGAGGAACTTGGCGTTAAAGAACCACCCCGCCATATCTTAGCAACCAAACCGTGCGCCCGTAAGGTCGTACAAACTTTTACTGAAGAGGACTTAGAAGATGATTAAATCACCCTGCATTTCTCTGCTAACAGCGGCGCGTCGCGCTCAAGTTGCAGACAACTATCCCGAAGCTGACTGCTTCAACGTCACGCCTAACTTTGGTAAGCGTTCAATTCGCATCACCGCTATGCGTGGCGACCTGACGCTGGGCAGCATGGAATTTGACAACCTGATTATCCCACCGCACATCTCGCCGACGCCGGTGCTGTATCCTCGCGTGCCGTTCGTGTACGGCGTGGTAATGTGCACGGTAAACGGGACGCCTGCCTACTACTTTGGCAAAGCGTTGAGTCCGATTGACGACCGCCAGATGATTTCGATTGCAGAACTGGACGGTAGCGATTGGAACCCGACGGAAATCGTGGACGACATCACGTCCTGCGTCATCCTGCACGCCCCGATTGGCGAACTGGAAAGCCTGTACCAGCCTGAGGTGCAAGATGCCGACTATTGATGAGCTGCTAAAGGCACGCGCCGCGCGCCAAGCTCAAGCCAAAGTCCAAAGCCAAAGTGCGCCGGAGGCGCAAAGGGTAGAACCAACTACCGCGTCAACGTCCGCGCCGGCGCCAACGTCCAAGGTAGAACCTCAACCCAAACCTCAACCAAGTTCAGACAATTTGCCCCTGTATGCACCTGCATTACAGGACCGGCTGAAAGGCCTTGCCGATGAGGAGGACTACATGGACGTTGAGCTTTCGGCACAGTCCTTGGCTGAAACCATGAGCGCGGTTATGGCTATACCCTATCCGCCGGACGTCTTCATCGACCAGTGCGTTGAGTATGCAAGCCAGGCTTTGGAAAACCAGAAGCGGGTTTACATGCAACGCGTCCTGTCCGGTGAACGGCAGAGTGGCAAGCGTGACAAGAAGAAAGCCGTGGCGGTTGCTATGACTATCACCAACCTCGACAACCTGTTCGACTAACATGACAGTCATAGTATCATCGTCAACCATTGCGTCCCTGATTAACTGTCCCAGACGGTTCATCCTGAACTATCACCACACGGAACGTACGCCGTCGCTGGCTACCGAAGTGGGGACGGCAGTGCATCAGGCTTTACAGGACGCAACGGAAGCGGGCGATAGGCACGCCGCAACAACGGCACTTATCAAACGCTATCCGTATGAACTGTGGCTGACCGCCACGAACAAGGAGCGGGCCTCTCGCTCCTTGCTATCTTGTGCTGTTGCTATCGATACGGCCCTCGATACGCTCGACCTACACGGTATGCGTCTGGCCGAAGTGAACGGCAGGAAAGCTACAGAGCTGGACTTCCTGCTGACACTGACGGACAAAGATGATAAGCCGCTAGACATAGCATATTCTGGCAGTATCGATAGCGTATTCGTTGACAGTACGGGCATGCCTATCATCACGGACTACAAGACAACGACCAAGGATATAAACCTGGCGGTGCTGCAATACTCGCACTCGTTGCAGGCCTGCATCTACGCCATCGTTGTAGCGTCCGCGCTGGGCATCGAGCCGACCGACATCGAGTACCAGTACATCATCATCAAGCTTGACAACGGCATGGGCGAAGTGCACACCGAACGGGCCAGGGTCACGCCTGCGAAACTTAACGAGGTTCGTGGCTACCTCAAGGTCTACACTACCGTCCTGCAACAAATGCTGGCTGAGCGGAACTTCCCGCCCAACAGTTCAAGCTGTACATCTTTCGGCCGGCCCTGCTACTTCGCCAACCAGTGCGACATGGCACACGTCAACGAGGCGATAACGTCAGCGTTGACCACCAGCCCGGCGTACAGGTACGCGTATCTGGAAACGGGCAAGACCGATTATGACATCAGAGGGAGGTTATCACTATGATGCAAACAGGAATACCGCACCAACTTGACAACTTGTTTGCCCTGTTCTACGGTGCGCCCAAATCCGGCAAGACAACGTTCGCGTTGCAGCCATGTGAAAGCAACTATGCAATCACGGTGCTGGACTTGGAAAACAACTTGTACCCTGCAAGCAGGTGGAAGAACTGCGATAACATCAACGTAATCAACCTGAAGTGGGAGGGTGAAGCGAACCAAACGCCCGCTATCACTTTCCTGCTGGCCTTGCGGGATGCACGGCGCAGACCTTTTACCTGGGACTGCACCGACAAACAGATGGCCAAGGCAACGTTAGACCCGACGCACGTTTATTGCCGGGTTAATCTTGCCAAGGCGCGGCCGGACGACCTGCTTGTACTGGACAGCTGGACGATGTTCAGCCAACAGATTACAGCTGCCAAGGTAGCGAACGCGTATAGCGTCAACGCCCAGACGGCTGAGATTTCCCAGCCGATGTGGGGCAACATGGTACGTGACGCGGAAGGAACCATCAACATACTGAACAGCATCCCTGTTATCAGTAAGGTTGTTCTGGCTCACGAGTACATGGAACCGAGCCTGACTACACCGATGAGCGTGACACGCGCCCATGGCCAAAGTCTGGCGAAAAGTTTCACGGTAGTAGCAAGGTTTCTGAACGGGAACATTGACATCATAGCGGGCGCCAACAAGGCGCAGCGTGAGAAAAAAGTTCTTGACAAATACACGTTCAGTATGCTATTATCAGAATTAGGGAGAACAGCTCCCACTACTTTCACACCCAGCGAAGCGTTCGTCTTCGAGATGGGCGATGAAATGGCTAAGCTTGTAGCAAACGATAGCAAGCTTGCCATCAACACTACAAACGTTAACGTTAACATCAGAAAATAGGAGTTATCACTATGGTCGAAAAAGTTGTAATGTCTTTGTCCACGCAGGAAGAAGTTGCCGCCAAATCTTTGGGTATCACGCCGAACTTCATCTACCACTTCGTGGTTAAGAAAGGCGAATATTCCGTCACGACGGGCACGTCCAAAACGGGCGAACCGTTCAGCATTCCGCAGATTGAATATGACTGCGAAGTCATGTCCGAAACGACGGGCGCGCTGCCCGAAGAAAGCGTCAAAGGCCTGCATTGCAGACTGCGCGTCGGCGTCCGTAAAGGCGAACCGAACGCTGCTATCCTGGGTTACAACCGCGGCGTGTTGGAAGCGGCCGGCATCAAGCTGTCCTGCTACAACGACACGGAAAGCATGTTCAGCGAAGTCATCGGACAGGAATTCGACGGCTACGTCAAAGAAGACAAACAGGGCTATGCCTACATTGATGCCAACAGCTTGCGTCGCATCAACGCGGCCCCGGCCCAGGCGTAAGGCATAAGACATACACCTTGAAACTAACTGGGTGGCAGGGCTACGGCTTTGCCGCCCTTTCTTTAACCTTTCTGGAGATTTGCTATGAAAGATAAACGATTACACTTTAGCCCCATGTTGCTGCGAAACGTCAAGATGCGTCCCGCCCAACTGGACAGGCTGAAAGGTTTGACGGCACAGCCTAAGATTGACGGTGTGCGCCTGGCTATAGGTATCAAGTC